CATTATATCTTTTATTATTTATTTTCTTATTACATAGATATTATCAACTTATTATAATATTAAGTCTGTAAACTAGTATGTATAAAAATATAAACATAAATAGTAAATTATATATATATAAAAACGTAAAACATTTTTACTAAAAAATAAAATAAGTGGGGCCCCCGGGTAAAATAAAAGCATTTTGTAAACCGTTGATTATCAATCAGTTAGGGGTATAATACAAATACCCACTATATCTTAACTACTATATACATCCTTCTCCCGCCCCTAATGATATTATACTACGTATAATATCTAGATAGGAGTAATATATTATATAATAGATCCTATATTACATAACAATTTTTAAATTTACTTAATTTTTGTAAATTTTTTAAAAAACGTGTAAGTATACTAAATGTACACTTCACACAAAAAACAAGTATTATGAACGGAGCATATACACCGGGGCTAATGAAAAAAATGACGCACCCGATAACAAAAAAATACAAGAGCTGCGCGCTTAGAAAAATGGAACAAGATGTTAAGGTTGTAGGTAATAACCGTGTTGACAACGTATTAACGTCTAATTGTTACAAATAAAAAATTAAAACATGGCAATAATTTATTCATACCCTGGTTCTACACCTGTTAAAGGTACTGACAGAATACTAGCGTCAGATACCACGCAGACTGGAAATCCAACGATTAACATAACTGTTGACGGTATATATCAGTATATCGCAAGTTTATTTGGTATAGGATCTGGTACACCAGGTACGATGCCAGTATGGGTTACATCTACACAATTAGGTAATTCATATGTAGTTCAAGACGCAACACCGGTGCCTACAACTAAAGCTACAGAAAATATAGAGTTTATTAAAACAATGACAGCAATAGGTGATGCTGATATGTTGCAAAGAGTAAACATAGGGACTGCAGGTACGCTAAATGCTAATCCTTTTCAAGTATATAACACAACTCAATTTTACGGAGATATAAGAGATACAGCGGGTAATATCGGTAACAACACACAAGTATTATCCTCCCTTGGTACAGGAAACGGAGTTGAATGGGTAGATCAATTACCATCAGGTTTAAACTTTAAAGGAACATGGGACGCTGATTTGAATATTCCAGCATTGGCATCTGGTGTAGGTGTGAATGGCGATTATTACATTGTAGGAACAGATGGTACTACAAACCTAGACGGAAATAATTCTTGGCAAATAGGTGATTGGGCTATATTTAATGGTACTGTATGGCAAGAAATAGATAACCAAAATATATTCTCAGGTTCAGGTACAGCAAATACTATGACTAAATGGACTGGTGCTAATAGTCTTGGTGATAGTACTTTAACTGACGATGGTGTCACCCTTGCTTCTTCTACAAATGTTTTATTTACAGGAACAACAAATGATTTAGGTGTAGTAGCTGGTACAAATCAGTTTTACGGATTAAACTATTTTTATCAAAACATTAGAGTTGATGGAGAGGTTAGAGACGCTGCAGGCACTGCAGGTACTGCTGGTCAAGTGCTATCATCTACAGGAGCAGGGCAAGTTGCTTGGATTGACGCATCTTCTGCTGCTGGTGTAATTGGTGGTAGTGGTACTTTAAACACAATACCTAAATGGACGCCTAGCGGTACAGAGTTAGGAAACTCAAGAATAACTGATGATGGCTCTGTAATAACTTTAGATAGCGAGGTTGTATTAGGAAACAACGCTGCAGATGTAATTAAAATTATAGGTGAACTTAATGTTAAAGAAAATTTAGTAGATTCAGCAGGTTCATCAGGTTTATCTGGTTACGTGTTAAAAAGTACAGGCTCTCAAGTAGAGTGGGTTAGTCCTTTAGCCGGTACAGATGGGTCTAGAGCTTTAAGTGTAACTGTTGATTTTAATGAGTTAGGTAATTTAGCTACAACTCCAAAAGTACTTATTCCAGCACAAGGAGCAGGAACAGTAATAGAAATACTTGGCGTAGCGTTTAAATATGACTATGCTACAGTAGTATATGACTTTACAGCAGATCTAATAGTTTGTCCAGATGGTTTTATTGGTAACACAGATACTTATCAAGCGGTATTTAAGCAATCGCTTATAAATGGCGCAGGTGATATTTACCAAGGAAATGAATTAGGTGCTTTAACATATGCTGGAAAATTAATGAAACCAAACACAGCAATGGTACTTACTACACCAGGAATAGATCCAACTCAAGGAGATGGAGGCATGAGATTAAATATAAGATACAGAGTCCTAGACGTAAGTACTTGGACTGTTATAACAACATAAATAAAAATAAAAATGGCAATTATACCAAGCTCAAGAGGTACTATGTTTTATGATCCACAACATAGATTATACCAAACTTCTAATCAATCAAACATGAATGATACGGATCAAATATATACCATGCAGGATATTAAAGACACTGTTGCTGAAGTTTCAAGTAACTCAACTGTTATAGTAAGTTCTAATGGTACAAGCGATGAAAATGGAGTAGCTTTGCTAGCAGCTTATGATGAAGCTAAAGCAAAAATAACAACAGCTGAAAATATACAAGCTTACACAACATACCCGTTTGAAAGTTGGATGAATCAAGGAAACGGTATTTATCAATTTTTGTTTACTCCTAATCCAGGCCTTGGAGATACACCTTTAAATGTTCCTTATGAATGGACAGCTGATTTCGGTGATGGAGTTAAAACATATACTATTATAGTAACTCAAAGGTTGAGTAACCAAAACTTTAAATTTCGCGTTAGTTTAAATGGAGTTTATCAAACCAGCTTAACGTTTCCTAATATTAATACTCAAGGATTTCCAGTAAGAGAAGTACTAACAAATGTAACAACTTTAATTATTGGACCTGGTACATACAACATAGCTTCTGACTTAGAACTTGATGGTTTGGTAAATGTAGTAGGTATAGCTAAACAAGAAGAAATTGTTAAAATTACTGGAAATGGAGTACATGTAAAATCAGGAGCGAACAACTCAATATATCCTATAGTTGTAGGAGGTTTTACAACAGATGGTATTTGGATGGAAAGCAACTTGCCTTATATTACATATAGAGAAATAAGATCTACTCAAGCGGGAAGTTTTCAAATGAAAAATTATGGAGCAGGATCAGTAGATGGAACTTTTATAAGATGTGTGTCTAGTTTTGAATCTTTTGGATCTGGAGATGAAGACACAGTGCCCACAGGTGTATCAGCAGATGGAACATTTGTAGAGTGCCAAGCGCGTTCAAGTTTTGGCTGTAAACAAGCTGATTCATCTGGTTTATATATTAGATGTAACAATCCTGGAAGTTATATAGGAAATACTGATGATAGTAGATTTCATCAACTTAGTTATACTTTTGGATATTATGCGGATATATTTAATGGTTATTTAATTGATTGTGGTGGAGACTACCAGGTTTTTGGTGCTCTTGCAAATGATATTGGAGCTAATTTTATTAATTGTACAGGAGGTCAAAGAGCTTTTGCGTACAAAGCAGTTACAAATGATGGTCAATATGTTAATTGTACAGCAACATCGAGTTACGGTTTTAGTGGAGTTGCGAAAGGTGATCATTCAGGCGCGTTGTATGTAAATTGTACAGCATTACAACCTTCGGGTGCTTTTGCTTTTGGAGCTCCTGATCAATACGGAATGTCTACTCCGTGTGAAGCTACTTTTATTAATTGTACTTCAACTGGAGCGTATCCTTTTGGCGGCGGACCATCTTATTATTCATTAAAAGAATGCCATGCGAAAGTATTAAATTGTTTTGCAATAGGACAAACCAATGGTGATTTCCCCGCTGTTGCTGGTAATGGAAAAATTAGAAACTCAATAGACCCTACATATACTGTAGTAAATTATGGATAACATGGAAAAAGAATACTCATTAAGAAAAAACACTTGGCAAATATTTGATAAAGATCAAAAAGCGTGGATAGACGTATCAGATACATCTAATCTAGTTAGTATATACGAAGCACTTTTAGACGCTCGTGAAATAAATAAAGACGAAATTCAAGTACAAGGTTGTAGATTTACAGAGGACCAAAATGGTTCTTATAGAGGTTTTATAAACTTTATAGACGAAAAAGGTTGGAACAAAATAACATTATAAAAAAAATAAACAAATGGCAAATATCCCTTTAAATTATAAACTTTCGTGGTACGATCCTTCTCAACCAGGAGGAGTTGTTACAACACAGAACGACAATGTCAACACGGCTACAACAGCTGCGACACAATATACAATGCAAGACATAATTGATACAGTAGCATTTGACGCTGGATCAGTAGAAAAATCAGGAACACCTGCGGACGGATGGAACACCAGATGGACTTCTTCAGATAAGATAGGAGGAGAATGGAGTATTGATTCTGGTCCTCTTGGTGGTTTTCCTGGAAACCCAATTGTTAAAGGTTATAGATCAACTATTCAATGGCCTACAGATAGAGGGTTTTTTAGTAAAGGTGCAGTTTGGATGACAGGCTATCCAATAGGTGATATGGATCCTTGGTTAGCTAAAAACCCAGATGATTGTAGAGATTTTTTAGCACTAGAACTTTGTGGTGCTGGTCCTGGTGCTGATGTACCATTTGATTTTACGACAGTAGCTAACAGATTTGCTGATAATGTAGTAATAGCAAGTAAGTTTGTACAACAAGGTTTAACAGACACAGGTACATTTAATAGAGAAAACGTAATTATTGGAGCAGGAACAACTGGTGAGGCTATTAAAGGTAACAATTGCCAAGAAAATGTATGGATAGGTTATTCTATGTGGGATGATGGTTCTGCCCCAGATGGATTAGATAGAGCTCAGAGTTCTACAGTTATAATAGGTTCTAACGCTTTTGGTAAAGGAGCAGAAGGTAATGGTCAATTACAATACGGTGTTTATTTAGGAAGAGAAATTGGATCTGAAAACACTGTGGATTTAGATTCTAAGTTTAATGTTCACATTGGATATAGAGCTTCAGGTGGACATGTGTATGGTGGTAGTAATGTTTGTATTGGGTATGCTAGTGGTAATGATCTTGATGGAACTTTACAACAATATAACACAATGGTAGGAACTTCAGCGGGTCTTGAGCATACTAGTGGAGATAATAATACATTTATAGGTTACCGTAGTGGACCGGCTAATAACGCTGCTTCTGGTGGTAACAACAATACTTGTTTAGGTAATGGCGCTCAAATATCTGGAACCGCTGTTAGTAATGAAATTGTTTTAGGTGACGCTAGTGTAAGTGTTTTAAGATGTGCTCAAAGTTCTATATCTGCATTATCTGACCGAAGAGATAAAAAAGACATAGTAGAATTAGATGAAGGTCTACAAACAATAATGTCTTTAAAACCTAAAAAATTCGTTTGGGATCCTAGAGAAGTAGAAGTAAAAAAACAAGTTATAATAAAAGACGACGGTAGAGAAAAAGAAGAAGAAAGAGTAACAGAACTTGTAAAACCAGCTAGCGCAGGAGTTAAAGACATAGGTTTTATAGCGCAAGATCTTCAAGAAGTAGATAATGATTTCTTAAGATTAGTATATGATGCTAATCCTGATAAATTAGAAGCTAGCTATGGTAGATTAATTCCTGTATTAGTAAAAGCCGTACAAGAATTATCTGCTAAAGTTACAGCATTAGAAAATGCATAGTAAAATAACACTTTTACAAGTGATTATATAAATATACCTGCTCGGTGAGAGCAAAACCAATTATTAATTAAAACCAAAACCAATGACGTTTTATTATTCGACTAGAACGTGGAATAGTCAACCACAAGTATCCGAAGACCAAATCAAACTTTGGAAACATCTTTCAGAAAAGAAAAACTGGAGGATAACACAATTACCTAACGGTTTTTATCAAACGGAATATAAAGACATTGATTGTCCTTGTAATCCAAATGAAGATCATTGCTGTGAAAAATGGCATGATGTCACAAGAAGAGAAACTATAGACGGAGCAGAGGCTGCTATTGATGGATCAGTAGATCACTATGCTAAAAAAGTAGATTTTTTAAAAGGACCTAAGGTAGTTAAAACCTTTGATTAATATCTAAACCAACAATAAAATTAAATTTAATTATGTCAGAAAAACTTGTAAAGAATCTTAACTTTGGAGCGGAAGCTCAAGATAAGATATTAAATGGAATAGATAAACTCACAAACGCTGTTAGCTCCACTCTTGGGGCTAACGGTAAGTGTGTTATTCTAGAAGATCACTTAGGTAAACCAACCATAACAAAAGATGGTATAACAGTAGCTGAAAGCATAACGCTTTTAGATCCAGTTGAAAACATGGGCGCTGCTCTAATAAAAGAAGCAGCTCGTAAAACTGTGAAAGAAGCTGGAGATGGTACCACAACAGCAACAGTACTTGCTCATTCAATTTTACATTTAGCAACTAAGCATGAAGAAAATAATGTAAGATTTTTAAAAACAGGTATTGATTCAGCTGTTAATAAAACAATAAAATACTTAGACAAAATAAGTATACCTGTTGTAGATGATATGGTTAAACAAGTAGCTACAATATCTGCTAATAACGATAAAGAATTAGGTGATAAAATTGGTGAAGCTTTTTTATCAGTAGGAAAAACAGGTGTAGTTGCTATGGAAGAATCTAATACTCCAGATACGTATATAGAAATAGTAGATGGTATACAATACGATAAAGGTTTAAAAAACATGAGCTTTGTTACTGATCAAGCAGGTAAAAAAGCAGAGTTAGCAAAACCATTAGTATTAATTGTAGAATCTAAAATTGAAAACATTAGAAAAATACAAGCAGTATTAGAACACGTTATAAAAACAAATAGACCTTTGTTTATTATTGCTGACACAGACACAAAAGTATTAGCAGCTTTAGCAATGAATAAAATAAAAGGTAATATAAAAATAAATATAGTTGATGCTCCAAATTTTGGTGTAACTAAAAAACAAGTATTAAATGATATTGCTATGATGACTGGAGCTACAGTTATTAACGAGCATTTAGGCGATGATTTAGATTTAATACAGCCAGAGCATTTAGGCGAGTGTGTTAAAGTTACAACAACTGAACATGAAACTATTATACAAGTCGCAGGTGTTTCAGATCAAGTGCAAAACGTTATAAAGCAGGTGAAAGAAGATATAGCTAAAGAAACAAAACCTGGAAGTATAACAAGATTAGAAAAAAGATTAGCATTACTATCTGCTAAAATAGCTAATGTAAAAGTTGGCGCTAATTCAGATGTTGAATTAAAAGAAAAGAAAGATAGGGTTGAAGATGCAATTTGTGCTACAAGAGCCGCGATAAAAGAAGGTATAGTTCCAGGTGGAGGTATAGCTTTATACAATGCTTCGTCAAAAATTAAGGCTGCAAATAAAGCTGAACAAATATTGTTAGATGCAGTTAAATCACCGTTCAATATTATATTATTAAACGCTGGTTTGTCTAACAGTAAAAAATTAATTGAAGGTGAAGGCATAGATGTGGTTACGGGAAATATGGTAAACATGATTGACAATGGCATTATTGATCCATTGTTAGTTACGAAAAGCGCTTTAAAAAACGCGGCCTCTGTAGCTACTACTATTTTATCAACTGATTGTGTAATTAATAATATAAGAGTACATGAAGGCGATAGGAGATAATTTGATTATTACACCTATGGAACAAGGTGTAGAAAAAACAAAAGGTGGTTTGCTTTTAACACATAGCCAAAGAGAAGATATTAGATTTAATAAAGCTAAAGTATTAACTCATGGTGAAGATGTAAAAGGTATAAATGAAGGAGATGAAATATACTTTGACAGAAGAGCTGGTCACAAAATAGAAATAAATAAAGATACATATCACGTTATAAAAGCAAGAGACGTGGTCGTTGTTTTATGAAAAAGCTAGATGCAAGGCAAATTAAAGACTTGTCCTTGTTAAAACATTACCGTATAATACGCAAATGGGCTTGTAAAAACAACGGCTTAACTGATGCAGAATTAGAGTTATTAATATATCTAGACTGTATAGGTTTATTTACAAAACATGATTTTGAAATAGGTACGTACTCTTATAGTTGGAATAATAGAAGATGGGCTAAGTTAAAACAGAATGATTGGATTGTTGTATGGCGACATAGAAATAGAACAACTCAAAAATATAATATATATAAAGTTTCATTTAAAGGCCAACAACTTATAAGTAGAATGTACCGTATCATGTTAGGTGAGGAAGATATACCAACCAGCGTGAGAAGAAATAAAATAATGAAGGGTGATAGTTATATAAACAAAGTGCTACAAACTTCAATTAATAACGTAAACAAAGATAAATCAAGATGGCTGAAGGAAGTATAAGATATGATTTTCCAAAATCAAGCAATAAATATGTTAGCGAACCTGTCTCAATAGATAGTAATGCTGACGGTGACACTCCAGTTAATGATATGACTACTTTAACAGGTGATGATCTTATTTTAAAAGGTAGGGAAAACGCTAGGTCTAGAACTGGTTTATCTAGTTTAGAAGCAAAAGTAAAAGCTTTAGAAGAGCAAGGAGGAACTTCTAATCCAGCATACGTTAGATTAAAAGCTAAGCTTGACAAAAAAAATTTAAGAAGACAAGCAAGAGCTGCTAAAAAAAATATAAGAAAATTTGGAGCACAAGCTGATTTAGGAGCTACAAACTTTATGGATAATATAGATGCTGGCTCTGTTGGTGAAACACAAAGTAGAGTTAAAAAAAGATTTAAAAAATTTTTAGATAGAACAGATAACACAAAACTTTTTAAAGATTTATCAACAACTAGAGATATTAATATAGCAAAAGAAAAAGAAGAAAAAGCTAAAATAGCTAGGGAAAATCAAGCTAAATTAGAAAAAGAAAAAACAGATTTTAAAAACAATGTTTTAGCAGATCCAAAACTTGAAACTCCTGATTACAATGCTATTGAAAAAAGAGGTAGACCTTTTATAGCTCACACTAATTCAATTACAGCTGGTCAACCTATTCGTAAAATGTTAAAAAACTTTAGATAATGCCTTATCAAGATTGGTACACAACAGCAACAAACGCGGCTAGTAATCAAGGATTACCACCAGCATTAGTTCCGCCAACAGGTAGTTTTATAGCACCACAAAGACAACCACTTGTACCTATAAATGCAGAGCCAGTTGGTGAAGTTCAAAATACAAATCAAAGCCAACAACCAAGTACTTTTGCTGGCTCTAGTTTAAGAACAGCTGGAAGATTTGAAAAATCTAATGCATTTGTAAATCCAATGGATATTAACAGAGCTATTACAGGAGGCGCTAGTAACGATATAGTAACAGAACGTAGAACAATACCACAGCGTAGTATGGGTGGTAAGGGCGGAACAAACACAATGTCACAAGAGCAAATGATGCCTTATGATTATCAAACAGAATCAAGAGTAGGTGATCCAATGGAAAGTCTATATTCTTCAACATATAAATTATAAAATATGAGCACAAACAAAAATCAATCAGGACAACAGTGGATATGGGAAGGACCATTAGATCCATCAGGAATGCCAATGGGTAAAGGTAATAGTAGAAATAGTATGAAACTAAAATTAGCTTCTCCTGCAATGGGTGCTTGTTGTCAACCAATTACAGAAGTAGCGAAAAGAGGTTAATAAAAAAAACTTAAATGTCAATGTCAAACTTTACATCAAATCAAGCTAGTTATGCAATAGACGTAATACCTAGCGACACTATAAATATTCCACAGCCATATATAGTGGTTTCAAGCAATAACACGGCTGTTTCAGCTGATGAATTAATAGACGGTACTAAAGACTTTGTAGAACTAGGCGTGTCTCAAGGAGACGTAGTATACAACGTAACTGATGGAACTATTGCTACTGTAACAAGTAGAATTAGTGCAACTGTATTAAAACTAAGTGCTAATATATTCACGGCAACTCCTAAGTCTTATGAAATTTATCAAGGTAATCCTAAACCTAATTCTTTTTTATTATACGTAGGTGCAGCTGGTGATGTTTCTATTGAAACTTCTGCAGGAAAACCAGTGGTATTAAAAAACGTAGGTAATGCTTCTTTTATTCCAATTAATGTAAGTAGAGTAAATGCAGCAGGAACAACAGCTTCAGATATAATCGCTTTATTATAATACAGCATGTCATCAATATTAGGTACTTCAAATGCCATATTAGGTTTACCAGTAGATCCAGGCTCAGGTAGTTCACCAAGTGTAGACTTTATTATAGCTGAAAACGGTGTAGACTTTTTTATTGCTGAAACTACAACACCTTCACTAAAGTTTATGATAAAAAATCCATAACAAATGGCAAATATAAAATTCTCACAATTTACAGTCGGTAACACAGAATCAGATATAGACTTTGTAGTAGGTTACAAGGGAGCTAATAATATTCAAATATCTCCAGCTAATTTATTGTCAGCAACACTAGCAGGTTATTTACCACTTACTGGTGGTACAATGACTGGTAATATAAAATATAACAGCGGTGTAAGAGCTCAGTTTGGAAGTAGCAGTAATGCAGAAATATTATTTAATGGTAGCAACTTACTTATGTCTACTTTCACAGGAGATATGCTTATCACTAACTATGCTGATGATAAAGATATTATATTTCAATCAGATGATGGTTCTGGTGGTGTTACTGAATATTTTAAGTTAGATGGTGGCAGTAGTAGAGTATTATTTTCAAAAAATCAATGGCTAACTGATAATGTAAAAATTTTATTAGGTAATAATGATGATTTAAAAATATATCACAATGCTGTAAATTCTGTTATTGAGAGTGATACTGGTAATTTAGCATTAATTAATACTGCTGACAATAAAGATATATTATTTCAATCTGATAATGGTTCTGGTGGAACAACTACATATTTCTATTTAGATGGAAGCATTGTTGAAAATAGATTTTCTAAAGCTACAAGACATAGTGATAATATAATAGCTAAGTTTGGTGACGCTAATGATTTAAACATATATTCTAATGGTTCAAACTCTTATATTGAAAATTTTAATAATGATTTTATAATATCAAATACTGCTGATGATAAAGATATAATATTCCAATCCGATGATGGTAGTGGTGGAGTAGAAACATATTTCTTTTTAGATGGTTCTAACCAAAGAAATATTTTTTCTAAAAATGTAGGATTAGGAGATAATGTTCTAGCGCTATTTGGAAACGGAAATGATATGCAACTATTTCACGACGGCGTTCAAAGTCAGATACTTAACCTTACTGGTAATTTAAGAATAAGAAACTTTTCTGATAATTCTGATATTACTTTTGAATCAGATGATGGCTCAGGAAATACAACTACATATTTTCAATTAGATGGAAGTTCTACAAGGGTTGATTTTTTAAAAAATATTAGTATTGCAGATAATGTACAATTAAACCTTGGAGATAGTGATGATTTAAGATTAATACACACTGGTACTGGTGGTTTTATACAAAACTTTACAGGAGATTTACAAATACAAAATAATTCAGATGGTGATGATATTTTATTTAGATGTGATGATGGATCAGGTGGATTAACTACATATTTTTATTTAGATGGTAGTTCAACAACAACAGTCTTTAGCAAAAATACAAGATACCTAGATAATGTAGAATTTAGGCTTGGTAGTGGCTCTGATTTTAAAGCATATCATTCTGGAACAAATACTGTATTGCAAAATATTACAGGAAATTTAACAATACTTAATTCTGCAGATGATTCAGACATTATTTTCCAATCGGATGATGGTAGTGGTGGAATAGCTACATATTTCTTTTTAGATGGCAGTAAAGCAGGTCAAGGAGGTGGTAGATTATTTACTAAATTTCCTGATAATAGTACTTTAAGTTTTGGAACTGATCTTGGTGATTTACAAATATATCACGATGGTAGTAATAGTTATATTACAGATACTGGCACCGGTAATTTAAATATACAAGGAGATAATTTATTATTAAAAAGAGGAGACGGAAGTCAAACTTATTTACAAGCTTTAACAGGTAGTTCTGTTTCTTTATACCACGCTGGTAATAAAAAACTTGAAACTACAAGTAGCGGTGTTAATGTTGTAAGCGGTACAGTAGCAGGCTCAACTCATAGATTAAGTGTAGGTAAAGTTGCTAGTAATATAGGTAATCAAAAAAGTATTTTAGAATTAGTAGAAAATACAAGTGGTAGTGATATGAATTATGGTTTTTCATTTACTACTGATGGAGATGGAAGTAACAATTTACTTATAAGAAGACATAATAATAATACTACTGGTGCAACAGTAATGACTATTAATAGAAATGATGATAATGTAACTTTTGCAGGTAATTTAAAAGTACAAGGAGTTTCAGAATATGCAGACAATACAGCGGCTATTGCAGCTGGATTGACAACGGGACAACTATATAGAACAGGAGATTTATTAAAAATAGTACACTAATGGCAAATATAAAGTTTTCACAATTTACAATAGAAACCGCGAAAGCAGATGTAGATTTTTTAGTAGGTTATTCTGGCCCAGACAACGTACAAATATCACCTACAAATTTATTAGCAGATTATCCAACTGGTTCTGGAGCTGCAGGTCAAGTAACTTTTTTTAGTGCTGCTTCTACAGTAACTGGAGATAATGATTTTTATTGGGACAATACTAATAAAAGATTAGGTATTGGTACTACTAGTCCTACTAGAAACCTTGTAGTTAGCGGTGTAGGTTCTAGTGCTTCAACTTATATCAAAATTTTAGGAGATACATCACAGGAAGCAATTTTAGAATTACACGCAGATAATGACGCACCTGGAGATAGATGGAGAATTGCAGCAAGCAACTCATCAAAATTACAAATTAGAAGTAATGGATCTAATGTACTTTCAGTAACTTCATCTGAAAATGTAGGTATTGGAACTGCTAGTCCATCTGCTAAACTACATGTAGAAGGGAGTTTTATTTCTAGTGGTATATCGCAATTAGGTACTACCGGAGCTAATGTATTATTAACATCTTCTAGCGCGGGTAAAGTTGGTATTGGAACTTCTAGTCCTGCACAAAAGCTAGACGTTGTTGGTAGAGTTAGAGCAAGTTATGACGCTGATAATTATTATGAAATAGGTGCATCTAGCAGCGGTGGTTTCGTAGTAGGAAGAAGCGGTGGTGTAGAAATGGTAAACATTAGAACTTATGGTAATTCACATTTCAACGGAGGCGCTATTGGAATAGGCACTACTTCGCCGACAGCTATGTTAGACGTCAGAGGTGGTAGTACAGGTAATAATGATATAGACAGAAATGTAAGGTTTAAAGCATCTAATGGTGAAAAAAGATTTGATTTTTATATAGGTGGTACAGGAAATGCATCAATTTTAGATATGTATAGTTCTGATGGCACTACAAAAGGCGTACAAATTGCATCTGGGGGAACTACATATTTCAATGGTGGCAACGTAGGTATTGGAACTAATAATCCTACAGAAAAACTTCAAGTTAATTCTGGTGATATTCTTATAAATAATAGCACAATTTCTTCTTTAAAATCAGGCGGTTCTTTATATATAGATTTAAACACCTTTGGTAGTTATAGTGGTAGAAACTTTAGAATTTCAGATAATGGTACTTCTTTAGTAAATGTTAAGCAAACCGGTGAGGTTGGAATAGGAACTACTAGTCCTGGTGTGCCTTTAGATGTTGTAGGTCTTATACGTACTACTACAAGTTTTGTAGGTAATGCTTGTATTGTAAATAACGTTACTTCAGCAACATCTGGTGGTAGTATTTTTTTTAAAAATAATAGCGGTGTAGATCTAGCAACTTTAGCAGACAATGGCAACGTAGGTATTGGAACTACTAGTCCTAGCGCAAAACTTACAGTTGCTAGTGGTGATGTTGAAGTTACTTTAAATACTAAAGGTATAATATTAAAATCACCTGATGGAACAAGATATAGAATAACAGTGGCTAATGGAGGTAGTTTAACATCTACCGCATTACCATAAAAATAATAATAATTTAAAACTAAAACAATGGGACATGGATACACGGGTAATCACCCAAGATACACAATGATTCACGACAGAGAATTAATTTACGATGCAAAAAAACAATTGCACAGAGCTGACAAATCATTACACGCTTATGATGACAAAAAGCATGCTGCTAAAAGTTATGGCGAGAAAAATAAAGCTGTAATGTCTTATAGTAGCGAAGCTGATAAAGCAGCTGCTATGATGCTTCCGGGTAATATACATCCACTAAGTAAAGTTTATGGAAAAGTTAGAAACCTAGAAACATATATGCCAGTCGATAATAGAGCTGCAGCTAAAAAATTAAATAAAGGCGGCGAAAAAATTGATGCAATGGGAGATGGCGATGGTGATGTAGATGCTAATGATTTTGCTATGATTAGAGAAGGCGCTAAGAAAAAAGGATGTAGCTATAAGAGATAATGGCTTTTAAAATAAACCCACCATATCATATTGATAACACGCCGATATATAAAGTTGATTTTAAAGATGGTGCTGTTCACGGTGTTACTTTAAACACAGGGGCAATTGTTATAAATAGGCATTTACCTACTGACGTAGAGTCCCAGACTGTTAGTCATGAGATGGTTCATGTAGATCAAATAAAACGCGGTGATTTGTCTTATGATGATAAATATGTTTATTGGTGTGGTAAAAAATATCCAAGATCTAAAATGAAAGAAGGTGATAAAAATTTACCTTGGGAAAAAGAAGCTTATGCAAAACAAAAAAGAATTTAAAGACACAACAGTTGGTAAATTATTATTTGGAGCAGCGTCAGTTGTAAACCCAACTTTAGCTAATGTATTAAAAGGAGTAACATCTCCTCAAGAAGCTATAGCTGAAATTACAAAATCTCCTGCGCCAGTTGAAGATAAAATTAAACTTCAACAATTAATATTTGATCAACAGAATAAAGAAATAGAGGCCATTACTTCAAGATGGAAAGCAGACTCAATGTCTGATTCTTGGATGTCTAAAAACGTAAGACCATTAGTTTTAATATGGTGTATTGTTATATTTTCATTTGCTGGAATATTAGATAGCGTAGAAAGTATACCTTTTACAATACATGATAATTGGAACTCTACTTTTGAGAATGTTATGATGGCCGTTGTATTAGCCTATTTCGGAGGACGCACGACAGAAAAAGCAACTAGTATATTTAAAAAGTAAAATACTAATAAAATAAGTGACTATAATTAAGTAAACAATTATTAAAATTAAATAAAAATTAAATTATGAGTGAAGAAATTAAAAAAGTTAAAGAAGAAGATTTAAAAAAGATTCAAGAAAACCAAAACCAAATGGCTCAAGTTATAAATCAAGTTGGCGCTATTGAAGCACAAAAACAAGATTTATTAACTCAAGTTCCAGCAATTAGAAAAGCAATGGACGAGTTAAAAGTTGAGTTAGAAAAAGAATATGGTAAAGTAAGTATTAACTTAGCTGATGGTACTTATGAAGAGATTCCAGAAGAAACTCTTAAAAAAGTAGACTAATGGATTCTAATATAAGAAAAATCAGTATTGGCGCTGATTATAAAAATGATGCGATGCATTATTCTATAGGTCAGCAAGTTTATGGAGGACATGAAATACATTGTATAATGCTTGATGAATCTGATAGTTCTTATAATATTTATATAAAGAAAAACGATGAGGTATTGCCATGGAAGAAGTTTAATTCTAACATGGCTATATCTGTCGAATATGATTTAGAATATTAATGAGAAGTATTCAAAATTTTATTATATCACCTCTTAATAATAGATATGAAAATGAAATTAAAATTGGTGATAAAAAATTAATTATAAACACTTCAATAGAAGAGTTTGAATTTATAAGTAGATTTGCTAAAGTAATAGCAACGCCTACAGCTTACGATACAGATATTAAAGTAGGTGATATAGTTATAGTGCATCATAATATATTTAGAAGATGGTACGATCAACAAGGTGATGAGCGTAATTCAGCTTCTTACTTTAATGAAGACTTGTATTTTGCTGCGCCTGATCAAATATACTTATATACAAATGATGGTAATTGGAAAACGTTTGGTGATTATTGTTTTATAAAACCAATTAAAGACAAATATTTAACTGGTGTAATAAAATACAACAATAAACAATTAGCTAAAAAAGGCGTAAACACCGGTGATTTAGTTGGTTATCCACCTAAACGTGAATGGAGGTTTTTAATTGATGAAGAACTTTTATATTGTATGAAATCTAAAAACATCTTTGCTAAGTATGAATACAAAGGAGACGAAGTTGAATATAATCCACGCTGGGCAAAAAGCGGTGGAAGAATTAATAAAGGTAGCTAAAGAACCTATTGTTGATTCAGATGATGATATATCAGCTGACAGATTAAAAAATGCAGCGGCAACTAAAAAGCTTGCTATATTTGATGCTTTTGAAATACTTAATCGTATACAAGAAGAAAAAGATATGTTAGAGGATAAGCCTAAAAAAGAAACTAAAAAAGATACTTTTAAAGGTTTTGCAGAAGGGAGGTCTAAATAATGTATCAGCAAACTTTATACAAAATAGTAAATGATCATATAAACCCTAAGACTATTAAAAAATATAATAAGTCTAAAAAATGGGAATATGGTTATAATAAAGAATTTGATATAGTAATTATAAGTAAAGATGGTACTATAGGCGATATATATGAAATACAAAATTTAAAAATAGCTTTACCTAAACCTAAAGATGTTTATAAATTTAAAAGTAATACTTGGGATAGATTTGATTATCCTAAAGAATTACAAAAAATAAAAACTGTTTTTGATTTTAAACAGTACCCACAAGATTTTAAAGAAAAATGGTATGATTACATCGATAATGAATTCACTCGTAGAGAAGAAGGTTTTTGGTTTTATAACAAAGACGTTCCTACTTACATTAGTGGTACTCATTACATGTACTTGCAGTGGTCTAAGATTGACGTCGGGAAACCAGATTTCCGTGAATCAAATAGATTATTCTTTATTTTCTGGGAAGCTTGTAAGGCAGATTCACGATCCTTTGGGATGTGTTACCTTAAGAATAGGAGGTCCGGGTTTTCTTTCATGGCCTCAGGAGAGGTGGTTAACTTGGCAACCATATCAAGTGACTCCAGGTATGGTATATTATCCAAGTCTGGACCTGACGCGAAGAGTATGTTCACAGATAAGGTGGTACCCATATCCGTTAATTACCCCTTCTTTTTCAAGCCGACCCAGGACGGAATGGACCGTCCAAAGACCGAGCTTGCCTACCGTGTCCCAGCCAGTAAATTTACCAGACGTAAACTTACCAGCACCGCCGACGAAACCTTACAGGATCTCAAGGGATTGGACACCACCATCGACTGGAAGAATACCGGTGACAACTCCTACGATGGGGAGAAGCTCAAACTCCTCGTCCATGATGAGTCGGGGAAGTGGGAAAAGCCCAATAACATCCTCAATAACTGGCGTGTCACCAAGACAACCTTACGATTAGGTAGTAGAATAGTTGGTAAATGCATGATGGGTTCAACTTCAAATGCATTAGATAAAGGAGGTAATAATTTTAAAAAATTGTATTATGATTCCGATGTTACAAAACGAAACGCCAACGGACAGACTCGTTCGGGACTCTATTCTTTGTTCATACCTATGGAATGGAATTACGAAGGATACATTGATTCTTATGGATTACCTGTATTCGATACACCTAAAGAAAAAACGATCGGCCCTGATGGGTATGAAATAGAATTAGGTGTAGTTGATTATTGGAACAACGAAGTAGATGGATTAAAAGGAGATCAAGATGCTTTAAATGAGTTTTATAGACAATTTCCTCGCACGGAAAAACACGCATTTAGAGATGAAACAAAATCTTCTTTGTTTAATTTAACTAAAATATATCAACAAGTTGATTACAACGAAGAAATGTTATTAACTTCTCCGTTGGTTACAGCTGGTAATTTTCAATGGGAAAATGGTATACAAGATAGTAGAGTTATATTTTCTCCTAATAAAGAAGGTAGATTTAAAATATCTTGGGTTCCACCTATTAATTTACAGAATAATGTTATAGTAAAAGGAGCTGTTAAATATCCAGGTAATGAACACATGGGAGCTTTTGGTTGTGATAGTTACGATATTTCTGGAACGGTAGACAATAAAGGATCAAAAGGATCTTTACATGGTTTAACAAAATTTAGTATGGAGGATTGTCCTCCTAATCATTTCTTTTTAGAATATATAGCTAGACCACAAACAGCTGATATATTTTTTGAAGATATATTAATGGCATTAGTATTTTACGGTATGCCATTACTTGCGGAAAATAATAAACCTAGACTTTTATATTATTTAAAACGTAGAGGTTACAGAGGTTATTCTATGAATAGACCTGATAAAGTTTGGAATAAATTATCAACTACTGAAAAAGAAATAGGTGGTATACCAAACTCTAGCGAAGATATAAGACAAGCTCATGCAGCTGCAATTGAATATTATATTGAAACATATGTAGGTGAACTATCAGATAGATATGGCGATATGTATTTTCAACGTACATTAGAAGACTGGGCTAAATTTAATATAAACAATAGAACTAAATTTGACGCGTCAATAAGTTCTGGACTTGCTATAATGGCTTGTAATAAAAATAAATACAAACCGGTTGCTGAATTTAAAAAAGAGGCGGTGTCTCTAGGATTTAAAAAATATAGTAACTCTGGTTATACTTCAAAAATTATACAATAAATGAGTGTTGACACTAATTATCTAAGTGGCTTTCCAAGTCAGGTGGTACCTACTGAGGAAAAGAACACATACGAATACGGCTTGAAAGTAGCTAGAGCTATTGAAAACGAGTGGTTCAGTAATAATAGATATGGAAGCGGTAGCGTAAGATATGGCTTATATAAAACAAATTATGCTGAATATCATAATAGAAGACTATATGCTAGAGGAGAGCAATCAATACAAAAATATAAAGATGAACTTGCTATTAATGGTGATTTATCTTATTTAAACTTAGACTGGAAACCTGTTCCAATTATTTCTAAATTTGTAGATATAGTTACAAATGGTTTAGCTGATAGAGATTACGATATAAAGGCTTATTCACAAGATCCAGACTCGGTACAAAAAAGAACTAACTATGCTAATGCGCTGATGAGAGATATTCAAACTAGAGAATATCTACAAAAAGCTCAACAGGTATTAGGCATGGATTTATATTCAACTGAAAACAAAGACAACTTGCCTGAAAATGAAGAAGAGTTATCTTTACACATGCAGCTTGATTATAAACAAAGTATAGAGATAGCAGAAGAAGAAGCTATTTCAAACGTGCTTGCTCAAAATAAATTTTACGAAACTAAAAAAAGAATTATACAGGATTTAGTTGTATTAGGTATTGGTGCTGTTAAAACCAATTTTAATCCAGCTAACGGTGTGACTGTTGAATATGTTGATCCTTCTAATCTAGTTTATTCATACACAACTGATCCTAACTTTGAAGACTTATATTATGTTGGAGAGGTTAAAATGATTAGCATGTCTGAACTTAAAAAACAATTTCCTTACTTAACTGACGCGCAGTTAAAAGAAATTGAAAAGTTTCCAGGTGAACAAAATTATTTAAGAAACTGGAATGAAACTCCTGATGTAGTTGCTGTAATGTTTTTTGAATACAAAACTTATATTGATCAAGTATTTAAAATTAAAAAGACAGATCAAGGTTTAGAAAAAGCACTAGAAAAACCTGACACGTTTAATCCACAGCCAAATGATAAGTTTGATAAAGTATCTAGATCAATTGAAGTATTATATACTGGTGCTAAAGTTTTAGGTATAAACGAAATGATTAAATGGGAAATGTCTGAAAATATGTCTAGACCATTTGCTGATTCTACTAAAGTTAGAATGAATTATTCTATATGCGCGCCTCGTATGTATCACGGTAGAATAGAATCTATGGTTAGTAGAATTACAGGGTTTGCTGATATGATTCAACTTACTCATTTAAAACTACAGCAGGTTATATCACGTATGGTACCTGACGGTGTATTTGTAGATGTAGATGGTTTAGCTGAAGTTGATTTGGGTAATGGAACTAATTACAATCCACAAGAAGCGTTAAACATGTACTTCCAAACAGGTAGTATTGTAGGTAGAAGTTTAACCCAAGATGGTGATCCTAACAGAGGTAAAGTTCCTATACAAGAACTTAGAACTTCTAATGCTGGCTCTAAGTTGCAAAGTTTAATTAGCACGTATCAATACTATTTACAGATGATAAGAGACGTGACGGGACTAAATGAAGCTAGAGATGCTAGTACACCAGACCCAGACGCGTTAGTAGGATTACAGAAACTAGCCGCTTATAACTCTAATGTAGCAACTAGACACATATTACAAGCTTCGTTATATCTAGCTGTTAGAACAGCAGAAAACATTTCACTTAGAATAGCTGATTGTTTTGATTACGAGCTGTTAGCTCAGTCTTTAAAACAGTCTATAAGTAATTTTAATGTAGGTACGCTAGATGAAATACAAGACTTAAACTTATTTGATTTTGGTATTTATTTAGAATTAGAACCAGATGAAGAAGAAAAAGCGCAACTAGAACAAAGTATACAAATAGCTTTAAAGAGTGGTGGTATTAATTTAGAAGATGCTATTGATATTAGAGAAATAAATAATATTAAATTAGCTAATCAATTATTAAAACTAAAACGTAAACAAAAACAAGCTCAAGAGCAACAGCAGCAGCAAGCTAATATTCAAGCTCAAGCAGCTGCTAATGCGCAAAGCGCTGAGCAAGCAGCTATGTATGAAGTTCAAAAACAACAGGCTATTGCTGAAACTCAAATGCAAATAGAACAAGGTAAATCTAATTTTGAAATACAAAAATTAGAAAAAGAAGCTCAGATTAAAAAAGAATTAATGGAGCAAGAGTTTCAATATCAGCTACGTTTAGCTGAAATGCAAGCAGCAGTTAAAAGAGAAAAAGAAAAAGAAATCGAAGATCGTAAAGATCAACGTACTAGAATACAAGCTACGCAGCAATCAGAAATGATTTCACAAAGAAAAAATGATTCTTTACCTGTAGATTTTGAATCACAAAATGATACATTAGGTGGTTTTGAATTAGAGCAGTTTGCGTAGTATTTTTTATTAATTTTATATTATTTTATTATGGCAAAACAAAAAGATTCTGGATCTTTAAAGATCAAGAAAAAATCTATTAAAGAACAGGTTTCAAATGATGAACCTATAAAAGTAGATTTAGGTAAAAAAGTAGAAGAAACAGTTGAACCAACTGTTGAAGCTAAAGTAGATTTAACAGAAGTAAAACAAGAAGAAGATGCCGTTCAAGAGCAAAGCACAGATGACAGCAATGCTACTATCGGAGAACCCAAAGACAGTGGCGACAGCAAAGAAGTGGTTGAAGAAATACGGACCACCGAAGAACAAGAAGTAGAAGAAGTTACACCTTTAAAAGAAGTAACTAATGAAGAAGAAGAAAAAGTAGTTGAACCTAAAATAGAAAAACCAGAAATACAACTTCCAGAAAATGTAGACAAATTAGTTAAGTTTATGGAAGAAACAAATGGAACTATAGAAGACTACGTAAGATTAAACGCTGACTACAGTAAAGTAGATACAAATGTTTTACTAAAAGAATATTACAAACAAAGCAAACCACATCTTAATGATGAGGAAATAAATTTTATCATGGAGGAAAATTTCCAATATGATGAAGATGTTGATGAGGAGCGAGACATCAAAAGAAAAAAACTCGCTTATAAAGAAGAGGTTGCTAAAGCCAAAAACTTTTTAGATGATCTTAAAAACAAGTATTATGACCAAGTTAGATTAAGACCTGGTGTTACTGAAGAACAACAAAAAGCTATTGACTTTTTTAACCGCTATCAAAAAAATCAGGAAGTTGCTTTACAACAACACGAAGATTTTAAACAAAAAACGTCTAAATTATTTACTGATGAATTCAAAGGTTTTGATTTCAAAGTTGGTGAAAAGAAATTTAGATACGGTGTTAAAAATCCAAATGAAGTTGCAAAAGCTCAGAGTAATTTACAGGACTTTGTTCAGAAGTTCTTGGACGATAAGGGCAATGTAAAAGATACTCAAGGTTATCACAAAGCAATGTTTGCTGCTAGAAACGCGGATACTATAGCGCAGCATTTTTATGAGCAAGGTAAAGCCGATGCCGTTAAAGATGTTGTTAATAAATCTAAAAATGTATCAACAGAGGCGCGTACGTCTCCAAGTAATGATGTGTTTGTAGGTGGTGTTAAGGTTCGTGCTATTAGCGGTTCTGATGTTAGTAAATTAAAAATTAGAAAACGATAATTTAAAAACAATTAATTATGCCCTTAAATCCCTTATTTGGTTCGTTGAACCCGTCACAATCTCAACAGATTTTGTCGGACAACTACCTTAGTTTTACGGATGGTACTAGAGATTTTTCTCAACAGTATCTTCCTGAAATCTATGAAGCTGAAGTAGAGCGTTATGGAAACAGAACGTTATCTGGCTTCATTAGAATGGTCGGCGCTGAAATGCCGATGACTTCTGACCAAGTAGTTTGGTCTGAACAAAACAGATTACATATATCTTACGATACTGTACAGCCGTTAGGTGCTGCAGGAAACGTATTAGATTTATTTGTAATTCCAACAGCAGGACTTACTAACGTAATTACTCCAGGTATGACTGTAGTAATTCTACCTAAGTCTGGTGGTGATTCAATTAAAGCGTATGTTGCTGACTCTGGTATTGTTCCAGGATCTGCTCTTAACGCAAATGAAATCCAAGTTTTCCCATATATGGAAACTTCTGCTGGTGGTGGACAAATTCCTGCTGATGCTGTAGGATATAAAGTATTCGTTTATGGTTCTGAATATCCAAAAGCTAGCTCAGGAGTATTAGAAAATGTTGAGCCTTCTTTCACTCAGTTCTCCAACAAACCAGTTATTATTAGAGATAGATACGCTGTATCTGGATCTGATACTGCACAGATTGGTTGGGTTGAAGTAACTACAGAAGATGGTGCAACTGGATACTTATGGTATCTAAAAGCTGAATCTGAAACTAGATTAAGATTTGAAGATTACTTAGAAATGGTAATGGTTGAAGGTGAATTAGCCGATGTAAATGGTGCTTCTGCAAACCTATTCCATACTCAAGCACAAGCTGGTATTACAGACTTTAATGCTAACAACGCTGCTTTACTAGGTACTGAAGGTTTATTTGCTGCTATTGAAGACAGAGGAAATGTATTCTCTGCTTTCGCTGGTGCATTAGCTGACTTTGATACAATTCTTGAGAACTTAGATAGCCAAGGAGCTATTGAAGAAAATATGTTATTCTTAGATAGAGCTACTGAGCTTGATATTGATAACATGCTTGCTTCACAAAACTCTTATGGTATCGGTGGTACATCTTATGGTGTATTTGAAAACTCTGAAGAAATGGCTCTTAATTTACAGTTCTCAGGATTTAGAAGAGGATCTTACGATTTTTATAAGACAAGCTGGAAATACTTAAACGATGCTTCTACAAGAGGTGGATCTGAGTTCTTTACTTCAGGTGACGACATCGAAGGAGTATTAATTCCTGCTGGTACTTCAACTGTTTATGACCAAATTCTTGGTACAAACATTAGAAGACCTTTCTTACACGTAAGATATAGAGCTTCTCAAACTGATGATAGAAGAATGAAGTCATGGATCACTGGTTCTGTCGGTGGTGCTTTCACTTCTGATCTTGACGCAATGGAAGTTCATTTCTTATCTGAGAGATGTTTATGTGTACAAGGTGCTAACAACTTCGTGTTGATGACATCTTAACATTTTATAAGGTAAAGGGCGCTTCGGCGCCCATATACCTTTAACTTATTTAATTATATTATATCATGACAAAAAAGAAAAAACAAAAAGAAGAAGTTGTTGTTGACAACTCTTGGGAAATAAAAGATAGACAATATTATTTATTAGGTAATAAAGAACCTCTTACATATACATTGTCTTCAAGACATACACAAAGGTATCCTTTACTTTGGTTTGATGCAGAGAAAAACGAGCAAAGAGCTTTAAGATATGCTACAAATCAGTCATCACCATTTGTTGATGAGCAAAAAGGAGAGGTAACATTAAAACATATTCAATTTAAAGATGGTGTTTTAAATGTTCCAAAACAATATCAAGCTTTACAAAAACTATTATCATTATACCACCCAGCATTAGATAAAAAATATGCTGAAAGAAAACCTGTTCAGGTTGCTACCAATGAAGTAGAAGAAATAGAGTTTGAAATAGACGCGCTTAACATTGCTAGAGGTATGGATATTGATTTAGCTGAAGCAATATTAAGAGTTGAAAAAGGAACAAAGGTCTCTGAGTTAAGTACAAAAGAACTTAAAAGAGATATATTAGTTTTTGCTAAGAAAAATCCTAAGCTTTTTATTAAATTAGCCGCAGATGAAAATATACAACTTAGAAATATAGCTATTAAAGCTGTTGAACAAGGTGTAGTAACGCTGGCTAATAAAAACAAAGATTTTGTTTGGGCTGAAACTAAAGAACAAATAATGAAAGTTCCTTTTGGAGAAAATCCATATAGCGCTTTTGCTAGTTTCTTACAAACTGACGAAGGTA